CAACATGGTGGGCACGATCGCCGATGTGTGGAAACGCAAGTTGGCCGAGTTTGAAGAAGTTCTGGAAGGTACCGATGCGGATCTTGCGGAAGGTTACAGCCACCTAAACAAAAATCAAATCAAACAATGCATCAAGTTTATTGAACAGGTCATAGCCGACTGTGGCAACTATGTGCAGATCAAAAAAGTTGAACGCAAACCCAGAGCCAAGAAAACAGTGAGCCCTGAGAAGTTGTCAGCTAAATTCAAGTACATGAAAGACTTTACCGAACTCAAACTGACCAGCATAGCACCAGCACAATTGGTGGGTGCTGGCGAAGCCTGGTTGTACGATACCAAAAAACGCAAGTTGATCCATGTCATGGCAGATGCTCATCTTGGAACCTTCAGCGTCAAAGGATCAGCTATTGTGGGCTTTGATACCATGCAAACCGTGCAGAAAACTCTACGCAAGCCTGCGGAACAACTCAAAGAGTTGTTAACGGGCGGCAAACCCGCGGCCCGCAAAGTGTTCAAGGATATCCGAGCCACAGAAACCAAGTTCAACGGTCGCGGAAACGAAAATTTAATTATATTGAGGGCCCATTAATGTACAATGTCTATCAACACTGGGATCCGTTGCAAGTATGCCTGGTGGGCCGCACATATCCTCCAGAATTCTACCACTGGATCAAAAACACAGAAACACGCAACAGATTCGAACTACTGGCTCAAGAGACCGAAGAAGATTATCAACGTCTAATCAGTTTGTTGACAAAGCGATTTGGAGTCAAAGTTTTTCGTCCAGAATTTCCTGATGACCTGGATGAATTATTTGTTGAAGGCAAGTGGGTACAACCGCCCACAGCACCGCGTGATTATTTTTTAATGATTCAAGATCGTTTTTGGATTCCAAAAATACCAAATGCAAGTCATGCCTGGAGTGTGTTTTATAGACAAAACAAGCAGAGCTGGTGGCCAGATTTTGTTAGACCAACAGATTTTTACAAGGCCTTGCCAGAATTCGCCCAGGAAGTGCAGGAAAAATTTGCCAAGTTTAATTTGGTAGATCAGGCACACCTCGACGCCAAATTAAAATTTTACAAGCATGTGCTGGATGATATTGGATCTCAAGGCAACGAGATTGTCTACACCGACCTGGATTTTGTCAATGGTTGTTTTGTAAGTCGCATTGGTCAAGACTTGTACTTTGCCACACAGACCTATCACGACGACAAGCAGGCCATACTGGCCCAGGTCAATAAACTGTTTCCTGGCACACGCAATCATGTGGTCAATGCCGGTGGACATGGTGATGCAGTGTACTGTCCTGTTACTCCAGGCTTGATTATCAGTCTCAATGATGTGCCTACCTATACCGACACATTTCCTGATTGGGAAGTGGTCTACTTACCACCCAGCAAGTATGCACACATGCGTGAGTTTGAAACTAGCATGAAACGCAACAAAGGACGGTGGTTCATGCCCGGCTTTGAGCAGGACAACAATCTCATAAACATGGTGGATCACTACTTTGATGAGTGGGTCGGGCAGGTATCAGAAACTGTATTTGATGTAAACATACTCATAGTAGACCCCAAAAACATAGTGGTCAGTACCCACAATGATCAAGTTGAAGCAGCCTGTGCTAGACATGGTATAGAAGTTCATGTGGTGCCTTTTAGACACAAATATTTCTGGGACTGCGGCATACACTGTGTGACCAATGACCTGTCGCGCCAGGGTGCGTGCCAGGACTTTTTTACTAAAGGTTCTTGACACCGGTAGACAGATAAATACAGGAACACGGAGTTCCTATGGCACTAGAAAGTCAATCCAGCACAGAAACACTCAAACAAGAGCTTATAGATTATGTTCGCCTGCAACTGGGCGATCAAATCATCGACATCGAGCTGGATGCCGAACACTACGAAGCCGCTTATCAACGCACCATTGGTGTTTACCGTCAAAGGGCACAAAATGCCTACGAAGAAAGCTACAGCTTTTTAGAACTAGTAACCAATGTGAATATCTATGACTTGCCACAAGAAGTGATCACTGTGCGTCAAATATTCCGCAGAACTTTTGGTGACAGCACTGGTCCCTTTGCCAGTAACTTTGATCCGTTCAGTCAGGCCAGTTTAAACGTGTATCTCATGAACTTCAACGTGGCTGGTGGACTTGCTACCTATGACTTCTACAGCCAGTATGTGGAACAGGCCGGTCGCATGTTTGGTGCCTACATGAACTACACCTGGAATCCTGTCACAAAGAAACTGCAACTGATCCGCGATCCCAAAGGCACCGGTGAAAATGTCCTGCTTTGGACCTACAATCTCAAACCTGAATTCAACCTGCTCAGCGACTATCAAATACGCCAATGGATCCGCGACTACATGACTGCCAACTGCAAATTGATCATTGGCGAAGCCCGTGAAAAGTTTGGACAATATGCTGGTCCACAAGGTGGCAGTAGCCTAAATGGCACGGCCATGAAAGGCGAAGCCCAGGCCACCATGGATCGATGCATAGAAGATTTGAAGAACTATGTGGATGGTTCGCAACCCTTAACCTGGGTCATAGGTTAAATTAGATAGACTAACACCAAAATTCGTGCTATAATCATAGCATGAGCACTTCCTTGATGATCGACATAGAAGGCCTGGCCACTGGCCCGGATGCCACTATTTTGACCATTGCGGCACAAAGTTTTGATCCATTTGGCACAGGCTACTATGATCGTTGCTACTATGCTCGTATTACCCTTGAAAGTCAAGAAACTCGTGCCATAGAAGATGGCACAGTACAGTGGTGGTCAACGCAGAAAGAAGCGCAGGCAGAAGCATTCTGCGAAGAAGGCCGTGTGCCCTTGGACATAGCCTTGGACAGTCTTTACAAACTGGCCTGGCAACACAAGTTTATCTGGGCCAATGGTCCTACCTATGACATGAACATCCTGGAACATGCCTACAAGAGCTATGGCAAAAGCCTGCCTTGGCAGTTTTACCATGTGCGTGATGCCAGGACTGTGTACAGCCTGTGGCCCGGCCTGCCCAAGCCTCCTACCAGCCATCATGCACTCGAAGACTGCCGTAGACAGATTGACATGTTGCAGGCCACACTCCGACACTTGAACGTAAAGGAGTTAAAGTAATTCATGGAATTAAATTTTCATACGCTGTCTTTGACTTCACTGTCATTTTTTTCAAACACCACCGATTCCAAATTTATCAGTCAGCAGGTGCAAACAATTTTAGATAAAGAGCTGTCAAGATTGGTCACTCAAACAAACTTGCCACCCATATTGATCATTTACATAAGTGAATCTTCTGAACCTCATTGGCAAAAACAATTTCAAGAATTTCTAAGTCAGTTAACCTGCAAGTTTAAAAAAATACTGTTGATGCTCAATAGGTTTTATAAACCATTCAATTTGCAGTTTGATCATGTAGCAGAAATTTTATACGTAGATGATCCTCTATACAGATTGTACCACAGTATCAATGTTAGAAAAACCTGTATTACGTCGGATAATTGGAACCCTATAAAAACAAAGATTTTGTTCATGGTTGGTAAACCTGACAGAATTCACAGAAGTAGACTATTATTTAAATTATTGGATTCGCCAATTGCACAACACCTATCGTGGTCATTCATAGTCAACCCAGAAAAATATGATTCGGTCAGGCCGTTTTTGTCTGATCTGACCAAAGATGAGCAGGAAGTATTTTTTCAAAACTCACAGAGACAACTTGACAAGCTAGAAGGTGGTGCTTATGTGGATGGCACTCCTGAGCCATGGGCCCGGATCAATCAAAGTGCGTATGGCGATACTGTATTTCAAATTGTAACCGAAACAGATTTTGACCGCCCATTTTCCAACACCTGGCTGACTGAAAAAATTTGGTTGAGCATAGCCAATCACAGACCGTTTGTTATGGCCGGAGAATTGAATACTCTGACAACTTTACGCGAATTAGGATTCCGCACATTTGAAGATTATATGGATATACCAAACTATGATGACCCTGACAAAGAAAATTTTCTGCATTACTCACAACAATCTGGTAAAGTTGGATTTTTTGAAAATTTACAGAGTCAGAAATCCTGGAGAAATTTTTATCAACAATTCAAGAGAGATTCGTGGCCAGATCAACTGGAGCTAGATCAAATTGATACCCTGCCCGCGAGCTTGCAACAAGAAATACAAAGACATTATGTTGAACATATCGGGTCTTGGTCAGAAATTAGACTAGATGCCGTGGTCGAAAATGCTGTTAGTTTCCACAAAAACATAGCCAGATATGCCAAATATATTGCGCAGGATGTTGAACACAATTATCAAAAATTCATTGAGTTGTTTGAAAAGAATCAACTCCAACTGGAAAATTTTTGTCGCAGGCACGATTTGATCTGTGATGATGTAACTCAATTGTGGGGATCTTCTTTTTATTTTGGAAAAAAATTATGATAATTGGAGTATGCGGACTAATCGGCGCCGGCAAAGACACCATAGCAGACTATCTTGTAAACATACATCAGTACCGCAGAGAAAGTTTTGCCAACACACTCAAAGATGCAGTCAGCTCAGTGTTTGGCTGGGATCGTGAACTGTTGGAAGGACGTACCAAGCACAGCCGGGCCTGGCGCGAACAAGTGGATCCATGGTGGGCAGAACGCCTGGGCATGCCTGATCTCACTCCGCGTTGGGTGTTACAATACTGGGGCACAGAGGTGGTGCGTAGAGGTTTTCACGATGATACCTGGATTGCCAGTTTAGAAAACAAACTGCGTAAAACCACAGACGATGTAGTGATTTCCGACTGCAGATTTCCCAACGAAATAGCGGCCATTAAAAACGCCGGCGGCCGGGTCATAAGAGTGCATCGCGGCGCGGATCCTGCTTGGTATAGATTGGCAGAAAAGGTAAATGCCGGACCACACAACATGGAATGGACTACCAGCAAAATTGCTCTAGAAAAATACAACATACACGCCAGCGAAACTGCCTGGATCGGCACACAGTTTGATGCTGTTATTGACAACAATGGT